AAGGTCATACGCCGCCTTAACCGCTTTCGGCGTCGCGGCGAGCGTCTCAGACGTGCTGTCGGTTGCATTGCTTAACTGCGTGAAACCCTTTTCTTTCAGTGTGGCGTCGGGATGGCGACGGGATTGCTCATGCTCCGCGAGCTTATCGTCGACATAATCCTGCGTTGCCATCACCAGTGTGGTATCGATGGACAGCTCGACTGTGTCGATATCGCTCACCATGATCACCATGCGCAGGGTCTGAGCGCGGCCTGACCCTTCCGCGAGCTCTGGCTTGTAACTCTCCGCCATATTGCCGACCGCAATCAGCGCGCCGGTGTCGTCGTACAACCCCATTTCACGCAGCCAGAATCCGCCGGTCTCAGGGGGGATCACCAGCTCCGCAACGACATAGTTTTTGTGCTTTTTGTCCTGGCTGATTTTGTTCAGCGCATGACGCCAGACCTCATTGACCAGCTTCGTCTGACTGGCGTTCGGCTCGGGCAGCTTGCCGCCACCATCCCCGACGGCCATCGCCGCGAAATTGACTTTCTTCCCGTTCGGAAGCGTCGCCGCCGCCAGCTTTTCCGCACCGGCTCGGGTGATAACGGTTTTATATTTTACTGTCATGGTGTTCTCACTTATCCGGGGTAAACCGTGATGATGTCGCCGTCATAAGCCAGGGCTCCGGTGAAGAGATAGCCCGGAATGTCCTGAATAATATTCAGACCGATAAGATGGCGGCTGGCGGGTCTGGCATCGGCAATCAGCCGCTCCATTTCGTAATACATTTCTTCGGTGATGCCGGTCTCTAACACACCGATATCGAGGCGAAACGTGCCGGGCGGGTCGTTCGTTTCCCACCATTCCGTCACGTTAATCAGATACCCGAGGGGCTCCACCACGCGACGCACCGCGCCTATCGTCCCTTTGTGCGCATGGATAAACCACGCGCTGCGGATCACCTCGCGTTTGGTCTCTTCCGGCCAGTTCTCATCCCAGCGGTCAACGGAAAACGCCCACGCCAGCCACGGCAACAGGTTCGCCGGGCAGGTGTCAGCGTTCCACAGACGGCGCAGCGGGACGGGGGTTTTCTCGATATCCGCGCAGGCGCGCGCCGCCGCCACCTCAAGCGGCGTCGAGCCCACCGGCAGCAGACGGGTCTCACTCATCGTTACCCCCGATTTTCACGCTGTACGCGGTGCAGTGTGACGCCTGCGTATCATCGAGCACGATGTCGGCCACGGGTGCGGCCAGCTCGACACGCTGCACACCCTCGACGTGGAGCGCGGCATAAATGGCGGATTTGCGGATATCGCGCCCTAGCCGGTGCTGCGCGCTGATATAGGTCTGCAGCTTCGCCTTTGCCGCATTGAGCACCGGCTCGCTTTCGGGGCCGGGGTAAAGGTAAAGCGCCGCGTCGATGGTGTAGTCGACAATGGTCGCTGACTGGACGGTTACACGGTCAGCGACCGGGCGCACGTCCTCGTCATTCAGCGCGGCACGCACCACGGCCAGCAGCTCGTCGGACGCTGCGCCGTTATTCTCGCGGGACAATACCGACACGGTGACGCAGGCCGGTTCCGGGCTTATAACGGAAATATCCGCGACCCGTCCGTCAGCGCTGCGGCCATGAAACTGATACGCGCCGGTCGACCCGGCCACGCTCATTCCTTCAAAGGCCTGTTGAATACGCAGACGATAATCGGTGTCCGATTCCATGACGGCAGGCGTTGGCGGTAGCGTGGTTTCATCAGCAGGCGTGATAACGAGGCGCTCGACGTTGTAGTTTGCCCCGAGGTTATCGAGATCATGCCCGGCGGCGTAGGCCAGCATCACCGCGCGCGCCGACTCATTGACACGCTGTCGCCAGATAACCTCCCGATAGGCGTTCTCCTGCAGGAGCTTCACCATCGGCTCAGATTCGAGCGTCAGCGTGCGCGCAATCGCTTCCTGCTGGTCTTCGGGATAGAGCGAGACAAGCGTCACCTTGCGCTCGGTCAGGATGGTTTCAAAATCCAGCTCCTCCACGACATCGGGCGCGGCGAGCTGGTTCAGGTCAACAATAGCCATAGCGTTTAACTCAGTGGAATGGTGAGGGTAAAAGGCTGGTTTGAGGTGGCGCGCGTGCCGGTGATATCGACACACAGCGCCCCGTCATCCTCCCCGCGCTCAAAGGTGATGGTCGAGAGACTGACGCGCGGCTCCCACTTCTGGATCGCGGAATAACAGGCGGCCATAATCTGCAGGCGTAGCGCCGGGGTCTGCGGCTGGTCAATCAGTGCTGACAGCAGCGAGCCGTATTCACGGCGCATGACCCGCGAGCCAACCGGCGTGACCAGAATGTCGCGCACGCTTTGCCTGATGTGATCTGCCTCAGAGATACTGAGCCCGGTCTGGCTGTTCATACCGAGATAGCGCACCGTCATTGTGTCCCCACCGTTCTGTCATCGCCGCGTTTCACGCCGCCGTGGTCGTGGTCATCCGCCTGCACGCCGTTAGAGGTAAACTTCCCGCCGGTATGCGTGATATCGCCTTTCATCGTCCCGCCTTTCTGCACTTCGAGTGAGCCAGTGATGAGCTTGTTGGTACACACCACCTCGGGTGTATCGAGCGTGATGCGGGTTTCAGCTTTGACCAGCACCACCGGCACGGTGGCGGTAATGGAATCCGACGCGGTGACGTCGGCGGTTTTGATACCTGACACGGTGAGCGACCCGCTGTCGGGGTCGTACTCGATAACCGCCCCGTCAGGAAAGGCAATGTGAAACGCATCAGGCGACGCAGACGGCGCGGGATGGTCATCCGAGAAAATGGAGGGAAGCACAAAGGCGGTGTCGAGCTCGCCGCCGATGGCTAGAATCAGCACCTGCTCACCAACAGACGGAGCCCACCACACCCGCGAGTGACCGGCGCGCGAGGTCAGCCAGTTAAGCCAGGTGGTTTGCATCCCGCCGGTCTGGACACGACAGAGCCCCTCGACGGGGTCGACGTCGGTCACAATGCCGGTACGGATGAGGTTGCGGATCGCGCGTGCGATATCCTGCAGAGAATTTAAATTATTCATTCGGAAAGGATGCCGCCGGGCAAGGCCAGCGGCAATCGAGCGGAGTTTTATGAGGGATGAGACAACATGCAGCGAAATCTGACACTACATTTCACAGCTATATGGCAATAAATTTTGCTTGGTCAGGCTGTTCAAAGCATGCCCACAATTGACGGTTTAACGTAATTCAAGATAAAACGAGCGGCTCAATATTACTTAATTTGTCAATATCGATTCATCTATATGATTTTAATGAAGGTTATAGGTAACAAAAAAGCTGAAAAATTGTACTGGATTAGATAAAATGCTTAGCAAAAATGACAAGCGAACAATTAAAATGCCAATATTATTTTTTATAGCAACTGGGGTATTGATGGCGATTTACTGGGAGGATGTTGTTTCCAACATCGCTATCATAGGAAGCATTTCTACAGCCTTAGCCTTCATGGCTACTGCATGGGCAGCTTTTGAGGCAAGAGCAAGCGCTAAAGCCGCCATGAAGGCTGTAAGCATCACAGCTGACTCGTTGTTAGAAACAAAAAAAACATCATTTAAACAATGGTTTGAATTATTGCTTGAGCAACATGAGCTTTTGTATGATGAAGTACGTAAAGAGTTAGAATCAGACAGTAGTTTAAAAACTAAAATGGATATGAATTCAGTAAAGCACTATTACTACACACTAACAAAAAAACCAGCATTAATCAAATATGTTAATAACACAACATCTATTCTAGATTATATTGACAAAGAATTTTATTTAAACGGTAATCATATTAATGAACGAAAACATTACGTCGAACAATTAAAAAACAGAATTGACTCAAAAGTTAAGTTGGCAATTGCAGTCCTAGGGTTAAATATTGACAACAATAAAACATACAACCAATCAAAACTTTTTTCATTATTGACGAAGTACGATTTTTTCGAGAATGAACTTTTCTTTGATAAAACATCTGAATATGCAAATGGCTTGGAAAATTACATTACAATTCTGTTTAACAAAGAATATAGAACCACAATTGAGCATGATTTAAATCAGATGATTCGAAATCGAAGGGCGGGAATCATTAATCCAACTACAGGGCTTAACCCCAATCGTTATGAACGACTGAATTTTACTGTGTTTTGGGCATATAAAAACATTTGCGGGGATATCATAAGGGAGGCATTCGTTAACTTACCCGTGGTACTTCGTAGTTCTATTGAATATTATATAACAAATGCCCCAAAAGAAATTGAAAGAATTAAAAGCGACGCTGCCATTTTTATTGGATGTAGCTTAAAATCAACTTCATCCAAGCCAAGAGAAGTAACCATAAAAAATGAAAAACATTTATTCCGGTTGGTCCACCTGTATTTAAATAACGAAAATAAAATTGATGCAGACAACATACTCATCTCCAATCAAACATCCAAAGCTTATTTAAGTCAGCTTATGGATAAAATTGAAAAATATAATTTGCAAATTTCTTTTTTAGAATTAAGTAATGAACCAAAAAGAAGTCACACTATTAATGACGCCATTGAACTAGCAGAGAAAATGATAGAAGACTATAAAAAAACTCTTGATAAATTCATAGTTAAAGGACATTGACACTCACATGGTTGATGTGTGGAAATCAAAGTTTTTTGGGGTTCTTAAAAGAATCAAAATCACATAATTACGACTTATATGAGATGCTTAATTATTAATTCTTTAATATAGTCCTTATCACTATAAGTGACCCCGAGCAACTCACGTTGCGGATATTGTACGTTGGTACTGTACGGAGATGATCTGTCTCTGAGCCCTAATTGATGAACGCGAGCAATACGCTGAACTTTGCCGGTAAACTCCACCACGGCTGCATCATTACGGCCACTGGCTTTCATGTAGCGACTTGTTCGCAACTTCTGAAACATAGCGCGCTTGATACGTCTCGACTTTGCCCTGAGCGGCTGGCGCTTTCGCGCCTGATACGGCGTGCCATCGGGTGCTTTTTGCTGTTTGATGCGCTGCTGTTGCGATCTGCGCAGCTCTTTCGAAATCTCTGCGGCAAGCTTACGCCGCCCCGCCGGTGACATCGCCGCAATCAGACCAGCCAGCTTATCGTCAAAAGGTTTAAACTCACTCATCCCACTTACTCACCAGCTCGCCATTGATATACAGCTCAGTCGGTCGCGACACCGGCTCGGGCAATGGCGGCTCAGGCGCATAGCTCACGTGCAACGCGCCGTTTTCGTCCCTCACAAGCGTGCGCTCGGTGAGCTGCAGGCTGATACTGATGTCGACGTTGTCCCCGTCGTTCAAATCCATCTGGAAGCGGTAGCCCTTTTTGCGCCCCTCATCGAGCGTGCAGATGTCCGGTTGGTTCTCGCGCAGCCATGCGGCCACCGGCACGAAAATCAAATCCGGGTCGCCCACAAAGTCACACACGATCACATTCAGGGTGTAACTCTTTTCGTGTGACAGCGAGGCCGCGAGGCGCGCATCGATATTCCCCTCATCGGCAAAAATACGCATCATTTCTGGGTTTATTTTTAGCTGCGGCACGGCGTCAGTGAGCGCTTTGCGCAGGCTTTTCATTTTCTGCATCGGTTTTGTCCTGACAGTCTTTGATGGTCTCGACCTTGAGCGCGCAGGCGGCGAGCGCGTGCTCAAGCCTGCGGATATCGGCACTCAGGTCACCGTTAGTTTTGGGTTCGCTTCCTGGCATCGGGCAGAGGCTCACCGTCGGGCAAGCGCTGTAGACAATGACCGGCGGAAGCGCAGGCCGTTCGGGTGTGCAACCGGCGCACAGCATCAGGCAAATCAGCGCGATACCAGCGGCGTAATTCCTCGTTTTCATTCAGTAACCTTGTGATGGTGTGTTCTCGTCTTAACGCCAGCTCACCGGCAGCGGTCAGTTCATCACTGAGCCTGACCTGCCCGGCCTCATTCCTCCTGGCGATGCGTTGCGACACGGCAAGCTGATTTTTCAGCATCCCGATAGTGGTCTTCTGCTCGCTGGCGACCCGGTTCGCTTTCTCAAAAGAGCGCGATAAAGCCGCGTTGTCGTGGCGCAGCCACAGCACCACGGCGAGCAGACCGGCCAGTACAATCATCAGCACTTTCATGGCATCCCCTTTATGCAGTAAGCCCGTTCCCGCGCGCGGCGGTTTTCCAGCCCTTTGTTTCTGACACCATTCACGTACACCCAGCGGGTGAGCTGGTCGCACGCCTGAGACCACTGCTGACGTTTGATAAACGAGACCAGCGTCGAGCGACAGGCCGCGCCAGTTCCCACGTTGAAGGCGAAACTGACCAGCGCGTCATATACGCGTGGCGGCATCGCCACCGGCACGCAGACCGCGAGCCGTTGCTCGGTGTTCAGCACATCGCCGACGAGGTTCGCCGCCGCCTGTCGTTCAGTGATATCCCCTTTCGGGGTGACACCGGCAGTGTGGCCGATGCCTGACGTCCACACACCCGCGCTGCACTGATAAGGCTTCAGGCGACATCCTTCGAGGTCGGCAATCAGTGCCAGACCCTCGGGGGAGGTGTTCAGCAGACGAAAGTCAGGCATCAGCACCGCCAGCGCCAGCACAGCGGCCACGCTGCAGCGTTTAATGATTGAGCTCACGTATCGCCCCCTTATCTAGTCCGAGGGATTGCAGATAGCGAAAGGTTTTGCGCTTAAACCAGAAATTGGTCAGCGCGGTAAAAATGGCGCAGGCACTGCCCACATACAGCGCCATCTTTTCGGGCGACATCGCCCCGAAATAGGCCAGCCCCACGGCCAGCCAGTAGGCGACAAACGTCGTGATTTTTTCCATGCTCAGTCCCATAGATTCACCGTCTCGGTTTTCGGCGCGCTGTCGGTCTCGGGCAGCTCTATCGCCGTGCCGTGCGGGAGGATGACGCCCAGCTCCGACAGTCCCGGATTCGCCTGCAGCACCGTCTCGACCACTCCCTCGGTGCGCCCGTAATACCGGGCGCATATCGCGTCGAGGGTGTCGCCCTGCATCGCGTAAACCTTCATCAGATTTGCCCCACGATGCAGCGCGCTTTGTCCTGAATACGCGCCACTGACCAGCGCATATCACGCCACATTTCATCAATGGTGCTGTCGATACTGTCGGCCTTTTTGTCACCCTTGCTGGTCGCGTCCACGCCGCGATAACGCTCGTACAGCGTGGCGGTCGTCATCGAGCACACGGCGTTGAAATAGTGGAAACAGCGCACGCTTTCGCCGTCGAGTTCGTCTGTCGGGACATCCGCGAGGGTGGCGTGACCGGCGTCGAGCTGACGGTCGCGCCAGTCGCGCAACTCCGCATTGGTTTCGGCGATGGCGGTCTTAATCGCCCGGCGCAGGCGCACAGGCGAAACGGTCTGCTCAAGGCGCATTTCTTCACGCACGCGCTGCGGGTCGACGTCGGGGAAAAAGCCCGTATTTTTAATCACCGGCTCGCTCACGCCCGGTGGCGGTATCACCACGCCCGGCACGTCCTGCGGCGCTGTAGTGGGCTCAATAATCAGTGTCGTCATGACAACCTCGGGTAATGGGTGGGCGGTGGACGCCGGTCGCAGTCAGGGCAAGAGATACCCGCATTGACCGGCGTGCCGCCCGGCTCGGGGAGCGTTCGGTTAACCTGCGGCTTTCGCCGCTTTGGGAGGACGCCCGCGCCGTGCCGCCGGTTTAGTGGTAGCTTTGCGCGTGCGTGGTTTATTCGTTTTTGGTGCGGGTTCAGGCTTCGGTTTCAACTGACGCTCAAGCTGCTCAATATCCTTTTTCACGCCGATGGTGCGCTCCAGCTGAATGGCACGCTGCAGGTGTGCCAGTGAGTCGGGCAGGTTTCCCGCGTCACGCAGCACATAACCGGTGATTTTGTGCAGCTTCGCACGCACGATATCCGGCATATCTGCACGTTCAGTCAGCACGAGGGTATCGAGCAGGTTTGCCAGTTCGACCGGCAGCCTAACGTCACGCAGGCGCTGCGCGGCAAGTGCCACCTCCTCAGCCAGCAGGCACGGCGTAGGACGGCGACCAACCGGCATCGCGAGGCCATACGTCATCGCATAACGGGCAATCTCCAGCGCACCGGCGATATCATTCGCATCGAGACGCCAGAGCATGACGGTCATGACAATGTCATCCTGCACGCCTTTACCTTTCTCAAGGACACCTGCCACCCACGGCAGATAGAAAGGCAGCAGCTCACGCTTTTTCGCGGCTTTCTGCTCTTTGGAGCTGATTTGTTTTAACGTGCGACAGTCTGCGGCCAGCTTCACCAGCATCTGCTCATAGGCAGTTGCATTGCGCAGCGGAGCAGCAGCCCGCCGCGCGGTTTCAGAGGCCGAGACCCGCATCATGTGAAGCGCTGCGGGGCTCGTCATGGCTTACTCTCCGCCGGTCTGGTCAGCAGGTGCGGCAGCGCTTTCAGACTCCGCCGGGGCCGCGAATTTGCCGAGGGTGATGTTTTCAATCAGACCACCGGCGGCATAGGCTTCAACCACGTAATCGACGTTCATCGACTCGTAGTTTTCGATGCGGTCTTTCTTCGGCTCCTCGATGATGGCGCGACGATGCGCGTCATCCATGAAGTAAATCGACAGGTTATCGAGGCGCGTGATCATCAGGGCATTGGCCGGGAAGTACGGCACGCGCACTGCAGGCAGATTGCCGATGCGCTTCTGGCTGATGATGATGTCAGCGGCCAGCGTCTCGCTGTTTTCCTGGGTCTTGTTAACGATCGGGAAGTATTTGTCAGCCAGCAGCTTGCGACCAGTGATGACCACGAGCTCGGGGTCGTCCTGATAAATCTCGTCAATCAGATTGGTGGTGGCGTCCATCACCAGCGCATCGAGGTTTTTGTAGTCGCCGTTTTCACCCACGCGGATCACCTCAGAAATGACCGTGCCGTCTTCGCCGGTGATTTTTGACATCACGCGCGCCGGGGCCTCATTGCGGTACTTCTGCAGCCAGCCGGTGGCGACATCCTGCAGCAGCGGGTTCTGCTTGCGGTTCGAGGTCGCCGCGCGCTCAATACCGTTGAAACCGGCCATGATGAAGTCGAGCGACTGGCGCTTGATGATCGCGTCACGGATACGGGTCTGGAAGTCCTGGAATCGCGCCCACAGGTCGAGCTGCTTGTAGCGGATATGGAAGTCGAAGTTGATCTGCGCGCACTCGTACTGGTTGGATTCGAGCGCCGTAAAATCGGCGGTCTTACGCTCATCATCCCCGGCGGTATCGGTGGTGCTCGCAATGGTGCCGTTCACGCCCACCCCGACCTTTTCGCCTTTCAGCTCATCGACCGGCACGATGTTAATCTGTGTCAGAAACGCAGATGACAGCTGCAGGGTGTTCATCAGGGTCTGGGTCACAGACGGCTCGACGGTGAATTTCTTCGCCACGTCGTCGGTCTCGACGCCGTTCAGTTCCGCCACGCGGGACAGGTAGGCATTAAATTTAAAGCGGGTCTCTTTACGCATGGGTATTCCTGTTTTTCAGAATAGGGTTCTGGCCGGGCAGCGCGCCCGGCGCGTTATCAGCAGTTAGTCAGCAGCTCGTCGCCGGTTCCGCCCTTCGAGAGTTCACGGCGTGGCTGGTGCTGGCTTTCGGTGTTATCGAGGGAGCTTTTCAGGGAGGTAAACGCCTGCGAGTTTTCTTCGGTCTGGCGGGTGACGTCCTGTTGGAGCTGCGAAAATGCAGTTTCCATATCTGCCAGGCGTTTATCGGTAGCGGTCAGGCTGGTCTGCACCTGTTCGGTGACGGTGGTGACCGCCTCATGCACATCCGCCAGACGCGCGTCGTCGCTGACCTGCTTGCGGCTGAAAATGGCTCTGACCTTGTCGGTCAGGCTGTTGAGCACGGTGTCGGGGACGTCCTCGAACTCCAGCTCCGCCAGCGTGGCAACGGAAAACAGGTCGTCAGGATGGGCTTTTTTACCGGCGAGCGGGTTCTGCGTCGCCCGGCTGCAGAATTCGAGGTATTCGGTGCCGAGGCTTGCCGGGTCATCGGTCACTGCCAGACCCACGAGGTAACATTTGCCGCTGTTGGCAAAGTTCGGGCGGATCTCCATCGAGGTGTAAACCTTCTGACCGGCTCGCACCATGCCGACCAGCTCGTCAAGCGGTGCGATTTTTCCAAACAGCGCCTTTTTGCCATTCAGCACAGAGTCATCGCTGATGATCTCTGCTTTCACTTCGGTCACGTCGCCATAACGTTTGAGCACGCTGTCGGGCAGAATGCCGCGCAGGTGTTCGAGGTTGATGCGACAGCCATAGACACGCGGGTCGAAGGTGTCGGCCATATCCTGAATGTCATCCCCGCTGATCACGCGGCCATCGCAGGTGTCGCCCTCGACGCCAATGCGAAACCATTTAGAAACTTTCTTTGCCATTGTTCAGGTGTCCTGATGTTGGGTTTTCGGTTCGGGTGTAGTTTCCCGACTCCGCCCCGCATCAGCCACCGCTTGCAGAAGTGCAACCCCTGACACAACAGGGGCTTAGCGATAATCGCCGTCCATTTCCTTAGCCTTGCCCCGTATTCCCCGACACGAGGCAACCATGACAATCTCAACCGACCTCTCCCTTCTGCACGATCCGCGTCGACAGGCGCGCCTGCTGTTCTGGCAGGGATTTTCTGTGCCACAAATCGCCGACACGCTGCAGGTGAAGCGCCCGACAGTGCAGAGCTGGAAACAGCGCGACGGATGGGAGGACACCGCCCCGATTAATCGAGTAGAGACCACGCTTGAGGCGCGCCTGATTCAGCTCTATGCCAAACCCGACCTGACGCCGCATGACTTTAAAGTCGCTGATTTTCTGTCGCGCCAGATGGAACGGTTCGCGCGCATCAACCGCTACGGCCAGACCGGTAATGAAGTGGATTTAAATCTCAACATTGCGAGCCGCAACAAAGGGGATCGCAAAAAGCCCAAACGTAACTATTTCAGCGAGGAGGCTATCGAGAAGCTGGAAGAGATTTTCCTCGACCAGTCATTTGAGTATCAGCTCAACTGGCATAAAGCCGGGTTAGAGCACCGTATCCGCCACATCCTTAAATCGCGTCAGATTGGCGCGACGTTCTACTTTGCGCGTGAGTCACTGCTGCGCGCCCTTAAGACCGGACAAAACCAGATATTTTTGTCGGCGAGTAAGACGCAGGCGTATGTGTTCCGTAAGTACATCATCGCCTTTGCACGGCTTGTCGACGTCGACCTTTCAGGCGACCCGATTGTCATCGGCAACAACGGCGCAGAGCTGATTTTCCTCGGAACCAACTCGAACACCGCACAGAGTCACAACGGCGACCTGTACGTCGATGAGATTTTCTGGATACCCAACTTTCAGCGGCTGCGCAAAGTCGCCTCGGGGATGGCGTCACAGTCGCACCTGCGCACCACCTATTTCTCGACCCCGTCCACGCTGGCGCACGGCGCGTATCCGTTCTGGTCAGGTGAGCTGTTTAACCGGGGACGCAGCAGCGCAGCAGACCGGGTCGACATCGATATCAGCCACCAGGCGCTCGCCGGTGGCGTGCTGTGCGCGGATGGTCAGTGGCGTCAGATTGTCACCATCGAGGATGCGCTCGCCGGGGGCTGCACGCTGTTCAATCTGGATCAGCTGAAACAGGAAAACAGCGCCGACGATTTCCGCAATTTGTTTATGTGCGAGTTCGTTGACGA